TCTTGCCGGCGTTCCACCGGGCGATGGCGTCGGGCTCGTCCACGGTCGCGGCGTGGGGGTAGCGGCGTCGGAGTTCGGCCAGCTCCTCGCGGTAGTTGTAGACCACGATGGTGTTGTCCCGCTGGTTTTCGGCCAGGATCTCGTCCAGCAGGTCGAACTTGTGCGGCGAAAACCAGACCGCCTCCTTGGCTTGCGTAAACTTGCCCGCCGTTTCCTGCGCTACGGTCTGGCTATTGTAGATGAACCCGCTGGCCATCTGCTGGAGTTTGCTGGTGACGGACGCCGCCGTCAGGGCCGTGATCTGCTGGCCCTTCAGTTCGACGAGGTAGTCCTTCTTCATCTTCTCGTAGGGCGCCCGGTCAGCTAGGTCGCAGCGCATCTCGACCGTGTGCAGCGGCGGCAGGCGGTCCTTGTACTCGCCGGGCTCCAGGACGTAGGTGGCCGGGCGGATGGCGTCCATAACGGCGCCCAGGGCACCCTTGCGCGGCATCCACTCGCCGTACTCGCGGTTCATGCAGACGAAGTACTTCTGGAGGAAGGCGCCCTTCGACCGGCCCAGCAGCGCCTGCTCCACGATCTTGCATTGCCCGAAGACGTCCTCTAGGCCGTTCGACGTGAAGGAACCGGTCAGGCCCCAGCGCACGTTGAACGGCTCGATGTGCTTCTCCAGCGCCTTGAACCGCTTCCCCGACGGGTTCTTCAGCCGGGTCAGTTCGTCGAAGACGATGCCGTCGAAGCTGCTGAGATCCGGCGGCGCGGTCTGGAGGTTGTCGTAGTTGGTGACGACGACGCGAGCGTCCGACGCGAACGCCGCAGCCCGCTGGCGGGGCGTGCCGACGGCAACCGCCATCGTCAGCCCCGGCGCCCACTTCGGCCCCTCGACCGGCCAGACGTCGGTGCAGACGCGCTTCGGCGCCAGCACCAGCCACCGCTTGACGTGGCCATCGGCCACCATCGCCGCCATGGCCGTCAGGGTGATCGCCGTCTTGCCGGCCCCCACGGGCGCCAGGATCATCCCCCGGTCATGCTCGTAGAGGAAGTCGGCCGCATCATCCTGGTAGGGGCGGAGATTAAGCACACTTCCGCTCCCACCGGATGCGGGCGACGCCGCCAGATCCGATGTCCTCACGCGGTCGGCTGGGCGCCGTCCAGCCTGCCCGCGCCGGCAGCGCCTGCGCCGGCGTCCAGCCCGCTCCTCGCAGAGACGCCCCGGACTCGTCGTGCTGCGTGTAGGTTACGCAGCGCGCGTACCCTAGCGCGGTCGCAGCGCGGACGATGGCGCCGTAGAGCATGGAGTTGGCGTTGCGCGTCCCGTCGGTGCATGTGCGCGTAACCTCCAGCGTCAACCCGTCGTCCAACATACGGGCCACGGGTCGCCCAGCCGTGGCGACACCAACGAGACGGTCGCTGTCGTAGAGGCCGATTGAGAACTTGTGTCCGACCGGAGGTTTGTTGTGCCGGTGGTAATCGCGCACATACTCTTGCGCGATCTTAAGCGACACCGGCCGTATCTTTAGCCCAGGCATCCACCTGCTCCTTCGTCCAGAGGCAAGCGTACCGCTGCCCCATGCGTTCCATCTCCTGCGCGAACAGCTTCTGGAGTGGCGACAGCCGGCCGCCCTTCGTCTTCAGTTCGACGAAATGTGTGCTGCCATCTGGCAGGCAGACGATCCGGTCGGCCACGCCGCGGTGGGTGACCGACCGAAACTTGTAGGCAACGCCGCCCAGCCGGGTGACGTGCCAGACCAGATGGCGTTCAATCTCGCTCTCGCGCATGGCCAACCCATACCGCTGCATTGCCTATTGTGCAACAGGTTCTGTTGTCATATGGTGCGGGCAAGCGAGGTTCAGTAGAGGACGACATGGCAGCACACTCCAACATCGTCGGCGGTTCGACCGCCAAGCGGGTCATCGCCTGCCCCGGCTCCGTCAAGCTGGTGCAGCAGATGCCGCCCCGCCCCTCCTCCCGCTACGCCGACGAAGGCACCCTCTGCCACACCATCATGGAGGGGGTTCTGGCCCACGAAGGTCAGCCGGAGGAGTTCATCGGCCAGACGTTGGGCGGCGTGTCCGTGACGGCGGAACTGATCGAGACGAAGATCCGCCCGGCGCTGGATGCCCTTGATGTGATCGACCCAGGCCGCGAGATGACCTACGAGTGCGAAGCCACCGTCGGCTTCGGTGACGCGCTGCCGGGCGTCTTCGGTTCGGCCGATCTGGTCGGCCGTATCGGCAGCACCGCCATCGTGCTGGACTGGAAGTTCGGTGACGGCGTGGACGTCGAGGTCAAGGAAAACCCGCAGGCGATGTTCTACGCGGCGGCGGCGATGCGGACGCCGAAGGTCGCGTGGGCATTCAAGGACGCCACCAGCATCGACTGCATCATTGTCCAGCCGACGGCGCCCGTGCCGGTGAAGCTGTGGCGCACGACGCCCGACCGCATCCGCGCCTTTGAGCGGCAGTTGTTCGCCGCCGTGAAGGAGGCGATGGGGCCGGATCCGTCCATGCAGTCGGGCGACCATTGCCGTTGGTGCGCGGCCAAGCCGGTCTGCCCGCTACTGACCGGCGCCGTAGATCGCACGTTGAAGACCAGCCTCCAGAACATCGACGCCACCCGGCTGGGCAAGGTGCTGGAACACGCGCCCATGATCGAGGAGTACCTTGCAAGCGCGCGGGCGCTGGCAGAGCAGATGTTGGCGGAGGGCGTCCCCGTGCCCGGCTTCAAGCTGGTGCAGAAGCGCGCGACCCGCCAATGGGTGAACGACGACGAGGCGATGGCGGCGCTTGCGGCGCTCGGCCTCGACGACACGGAATTGACGGTGACGAAGCTGGTCAGCCCGGCGCAGGCCGAGAAGGCGCTCAAGAAGCGCAAGCTCGCGCTGCCGGGTGAACTGGCCGTCGCCGTCTCGTCAGGCACCACGCTGGCCCCGGAGAGCGATCCCCGGCCGGCGGAGTTGCAGATCGGCCGCCAGTTGGCGGGCGCTCTTGGTAAGCTCGTCTGAACACGAAAGGAAATTACAGTGAACGAAGTCACGAAGTTCGGTAACGCCAACCTCCCGTCCGTGCAGTCGCTGTCGCAGTCCCTGCGGTCGCTCAACACGGGCACGACGCTCGGCAACACGGTCATCCTCAAGATGGACAAGACCGGCCATTGGGTGTTCGGCGCCGACCAGACTGAGGTCGAGACTGACAGCCTGTGGGCCATCAACCCCTTCTCCTTCACCCACGGCTACATCGCTTGGGGTGACGGCGAGGTGTTGGGGGAGAAGACCGTCTCCGTCTCGCAGCCGCTGCCGGAACTGGAACCGGCGCCGCCCGGCTCCAAGCGGGGCTGGGAGCCGCAGGTCGGCATGTCGCTGAAGTGCGTCAGCGGCGAGGACAAGGACATGGAAGCCCGCTTCTCGACGACCTCGGTCGGCGGCAAGCGCGCCGCGCAGGTGCTGGCCCTTGCCATCGCCACGCAGGTGGAGAAGGACCAGTCCAAGCCGGTGCCGGTGGTGCGGCTGAAGAAGGAACACTACACCCACAAGTCGTACGGGCGGATCTACACGCCTGTGTTCGACATTGTGGAGTGGGTGAGCCTCGACGGCCCTGACGCGGAGGTGGCCGAGGAGGCCGCGCCCGAGGAACCGGCGCCGGAGGCGGGTCGCCGTCGTCGTCGCTCGGCCTGAGAAGGATCGGCCCCCGGCGCAAGCTGGGGGCCGTTTCACCCCATGGCAGCGTATTACAACGAGATCGAGCCCTTCGCGGCCCAATGGCTTCGCAACCTCATTGCGGCTGGCCACATCGCAGATGGAGTTGTGGATGAGCGGTCTATTCGGGACGTGGCTGCGGCAGACGTCGCAGGGTTTACTCAGGCCCATTTCTTCGCCGGTATCGGCGTCTGGTCCCACGCCCTGCGCTCCGCTGGCTGGGACGACAGCCGCCCCGTCTGGACCGGATCCTGCCCCTGCCAGCCCTTCAGCGCCGCCGGCCGAGGGCTCGGCACCGCCGACGAGCGGCACCTGTGGCCAGAGTTCCACCGCCTCATCGCGGAGTGCCAGCCTCCAGTCGTCCTTGGAGAGCAGGTTGCGAGCGCGCTTGGCCGAGACTGGCTCGACGCTGTTCGGGCTGACCTGGAAGGCGTGGGATATGCAGTCGGGGCGGCCGATCTTGGCGCGGCGAGCGTCGGCGCTCCGCACATCCGCCAGCGGCTGTGGTGGGTGGCCGACGCCGCGGACCAGCGACACGAATGGCGCGGGTCTGCACGGGGACGGCGGGATGGATCTGCGGACGACCGCAACGATGGCGGGCTGGCCGACGCCGCGCCTGGAGGACGGCGAGAGCAGCGGGATGCGCTGGGGGCGCGGGAAGGCCGACACGCTGACGGCGGTGGCGACGCATCTGGCGGGGTGGCCGACGCCAGCGGCGAGGGATTACAAGGGGGCGCTGAACCCTGGGAACGAGTACACGCACAACGCCCGACCGCTGAACGAGATGGCGGTGCTGACGGGATGGCCGACGCCGCAGACGGACAGCTTTCGCTCGCGGGGCGGGGATCGAAAGAGCGAGATGGGTCTGGACCAGATTGCCAGGACGATCCCGGAGGCATCGGGCGGCCCGGCCCGCTTCACGGCTTCTGGCGAGATGCTGACTGGCTCCTGTGCCGGGATGGAAAGTGGCGGCCAGTTGAACCCGGCACATTCCCGCTGGCTCATGGGGCTCCCGCCCGCGTGGGACGCCTGCGCGCCTACGGCAACGCGATTGTCGCGCCGCTCGCCGCAGAGTTCATCGCAGCCGTGATGGACTGCCAGCCGTGATCCTCTGGCTTGATTTTGAGACGCGCAGCCGCTGCGACCTAACGAGCGCGGGCGCGTACAACTACGCGCAGGATCCCAGCACGCAGGTGCTGTGCATGTCCTACGCCTTCGGGGACGGGGAGGTCGAGACTTGGATGCCCGGCCAGCCCTTCCCCGACCGGGTGGCGCATCACCGGGGCCAGATCCGCGCCCACAACGCCGCCTTTGAGCGGATGATCTTCTGGTACGTCCTAGCCCCCGACCAAGGTTTCCCGGAGCCCGCGCTGGAGCAGTTCTACTGCACGGCCGCCCAGGCCCGCGCCAACTGCGGCCCCGGCAGCCTGGAGGACGTGGGCCGCTTCGCTGGCGCGTCCATGAAGAAGGACCACCGCGGCGCCCAACTGATCCGCGCGCTGTGCATCCCCCGCCCCGACGGCACCTTCCGCGAGGACGCGGCGCTACTGGCCGAGATGGTCGAATACTGCGAAACCGATGTCCGTGCGATGCGCGCCGTCAGCAAGGCGATGCGCGACCTGTCGGACGAGGAACTGCTGGACTATCACGTCAACGAGCGCATCAACGACCGGGGCGTCCTGGTGGACACGGCGCTCTGCCAGGCCGCCGTGCGCTACGCCGGCCAGGAACTGGTCGAGATCGAGCAGACCGTCCGCGAGGTGACAGGCGGCGCCATCACCAGCGTCCGCAGCCCCAAGATGCGGGCGTGGGTCGAACACCGGGTCGGGCCGCAGGCCCGCAAGCTGATGGTCGTCCACAAGGACGGCGAAGCCAAGGTGTCGATCGACAAGAACGTCCGGGCGAACCTGCTGGTCCTGGCCGCCGAGAACCCCGACGAGGTGCCGGCTGACGTGGCCGAGGTCATCCAATGCGCGGACGACCTGTGGGCCTCCAGCGTGGCAAAATTCAGCCGGCTGGCCGAACTGGCCGACGCCGAGGACGGCCGGGTGCGGGGCGCGTTCGTCTTCGCTGGCGGCGCTGCGACCGGCCGCGCGTCCAGCTACGGCGCCCAGGTCCATAACTTCCCCCGCAAGTGCGCTGCCGCGCCGGAGGACGTGCGCCAGGCGATGGTGCGAGGGCACCAGATCGTCCCGGCCTACGGCAAGCGGGTGACGGACGTGCTGAAGGGGATGCTGCGCCCGGCGCTGCTGCCCGCCCCTGGCAAGGTTCTGATCGCGGCTGACTGGTCAGCCATCGAGGCGCGGGTGAACCCCTGGCTGTCGAAGTCGAACAGCGGCGCCGAGAAGCTGGGGATCTTCGAACGCGGCGAGGACGTCTACAAGGTCAACGCCGCCGCGACCTTCCGCACCACCGTCGAGGAGGTCACGAAGGACCAGCGCCAAGTCGGCAAGGTGCAGGAGCTGGCCTGCGGCTTCGCTGGCGGCGTCGGCGCCTTTGCGGCCATGGGCCGGATCTACGGCATCAACCTGCCCGAGAGCGAGGCCAGGAAGATGGTGGATGCGTGGCGGCGGGCGAACTCCTGGTCGGTGCCGTTCTGGCAGGGGCTGGAGGAGGCATACACGCGGGCGATACGGAACCGCGGGCATGAGTTTACCGCCGGACGCATCACCTATTTGTTCGACGGCCAGCATCTTTGGTATGCTCTGCCTTCCGGCCGCGTCCTCTGTTATCCCTTCGCGCGGCTTGAGGCCGAGGGCGTCACTTATGCGAAAGCCTCCTGGAAGCCCGCAGCGGACGCGAAAGAGTGGCCCCGCGCGCGGCTCTGGAAGGGGCTTGCGTGCGAGAACGTGACCCAGGCCACCGCGCATGATCTGCTTCGCCATGCCCTGCGCCAGCTAGAGGCCGAGGGTCACGACGTCGTGCTGCACGTCCATGACGAGGTGGTGGTCGAGACGAGCGACCCAGAGGCGGCGCAGGCCGCCATGCAGCGCATCATGTGTTCACCTCCAGCCTGGGCGGCAGGGATACCGCTCAACATCGAGGCTGCGGTGATGACCAGGTATGGCAAGTAAGGGGGAAAAGATGGACTTCGTAGAGTTCCTGCAAGGGCTCGCGCCCGAGAACGAGACACTGTTGGTGGTGCGCCAGAAGGCGGTCCTGCGGGATGGCCAGCAGGCGCTGCACGCTGACGGCACGCCGAAGTACACTTGGCCTGCCTTCATGCCGTCCAAGAAGCGCACCGACGGCGCGTGGTACGCCAACACCGGATCCTTCATCATCGACCGCTTCAAGGACGGCCAGCCGTCCGCATCCGCCGGCAACTGCGAATACGTCCTGGTGATGATGCTCGACGACGTGGGGACCAAGGCGAAGACGCCGCCTTTGCCGCCGACGTGGGTCATGGAGACGAGCGAGGGCTCCTTCCAGTGGGGCTACGCCTTCACGGAGCAGCCGACGAAGGGCGAATTCACAGCCGCCATGACGGCCATCGCCGCTGCCGGTTACACCGACCCCGGCGCGACCAACGCCGTCCGCAACTTCCGACTGCCAGGGTCGGTCAATCTCAAGCCCGGCCGCGACGGCTTCAAGGCGCGCCTGGTCGAGTTCCACCCTGACCGTGAGTTCACCCTCCCGCAGATCTGCGAGGCCCTGGGCGTCACGCCAGCGCCCGCTGACACGGCGTCCCAGAGCGTCTTCCGTCTGCGCGACACGGGTAAGGACGCGGTGCTGGAGTGGCTGAACGAGCAGGGCCTTGTCCTGTCGGCGACCAACCAAGAGGGCTGGCTGGGCGTCGTCTGCCCGAACGCGGCGGAACACACGACCGGCCAGAACGAGGCCCGCTATAACCCTCTCAACCGCGCCTTCTGCTGCTACCACGGCCATTGCGAGCATCTGGACAGCGCCGCCTTCCTCAAGTGGGTCTGCGACCAGGGCGGCCCGCGCGCCGGCCACGGCCTGCGGGACGAATTGCTGGCGGAGCAGATGTCGCGCACCCTCGACAAGCTGACGCCGACCGAGAACTTCCCCGACCGCGCGGCCGAGATCATCGCAGAGGTGGACCGCAAGGAGCTGGGCCGGGTCGAGAAGGCGGGCTGGTATGAACGCTTCGCCTATGTCCTCTCGGATGACTGCTACTTCGACCTGGTGGACCGGCGGGAGATCAGCCGCAACGCCTTCAACGCGCTGTTCCGCCACATCCCCTGCCGGTCCATCCACAGCGGCAAGAAGATCGAGGCCAGCACCTGCTACGACGAGAACCGGCAGGCGATGGGCGCACGGGTGCTGGTGGGCGTGACCTACGCTGCGGGCGAGAGCGTGCTGGTGTCGCGCAACGGCGAGGTCTACGGCAACCGCTGGGTCGATGCCCGACCGGACGTGTGGGGGGCGCCTGGCGGCGACGTGTCGCGCTGGCTCGACCATTGCCGCCGGCTGGTGCCGGATGCGGCGGATCTCGACCACATCTGGGACGTGATGGCGTTCAAGGTCCAGAACCCGCGCGTGAAGATCAACCACGCGGTTTTGCACGGCGGTCACGGCGGCAGCGGCAAGGACACGATGTGGGCGCCGTTCATGTGGGCGGTCTGCGGCCCGACGCTGGTCAACCGCGGCTTGATCGACGGCGACACGATCAACAGCCAGTGGGGCTACGCGCTGGAGAGCGAGATTATCCTTTTGAACGAGCTGAAGGAGCCGGAGGCGCGGGAGCGTCGGGCGCTGGCGAACCGGCTGAAGCCGATCATCGCCGCCCCGCCGGAATACCTAGTGGTGAACCGCAAGGGCCTGCACCCTTACGACACGCTGAACCGGGCGTTCGTCCTGGCCTTTTCGAACGACATGATCCCGATCACGCTGTCGAGCGACGACCGGCGCTGGTTCGTCATCTGGTCCACGGCGGGCCGCATGGACCCGAAGGAAGCGCAGGCGATCTGGCGTTGGTACAAGGAGGAGGGTGGCTTCGCCGCTATCGCCCGCTGGCTCTACGCCCGCAACGTGACGGCGTTCAACCCTGGCGCCGCCCCGCCCATGACGGACGTCAAGGCGTCGCTGGTCGAGCATAGCATGAGCATGGCCGAGAGCAGCATCGTGGACATGGTGCGGACGCGCCAGGGCGAGTTCGCCAAGGGCGTGGTCGCCGGGCCGTTCCACGCGCTCTGCGATCGCCTGGCAGCGATGATGCCGCCCGGCGTGAAGGTGCCGCAGGCGGCGCTGCTGCACGCGATCATGGAAGCCCGGTGGGTGGATGTGGGGCGGGTGGCGTCGTCGGAGTACCAGACGAAGAAGCACATCTTCGCGGCGCCGGACGTGGCCAAGCGGTATAGCAAGAGCGACCTTCGGCGCATGGTCGAGGACGGCAGCGCGCCGAAGGTCGTGGACCTCAAGGTCGTGGGGTGACGCGGCCCAACGTCGCGTTGGACTGGATGCGAACGTCGCGGTTGCACCAGGTCCAACACGCGCCGTCCTCATCCTGGAAGCAGACCCACATGAGGTCGGCCTCCGGCCCGTAGTCGATCACCAGATGCGCCCACGCCTTTCCCTTCGGCGTGAGCAGCGGCAGGGGCGGGTTGAGTTGCGTCAGCATCACCCGCCCCTGTATTCCAGCCCGGTGACGGCGGCGGCCTCTAGGATGTCCTTCGCTGACCGCACCAGCGTCTCGGCCAGCCGCAGCGCCTGTAGGGGTGTCAGCTCGGCTACGCGGTCGTCCTTACACTCGACGCCATGCAGGACGAGCTGCACCCGCTCGGGGTGGGCATACGCGAAGGCTTCGCGCACAGGCCCCAGCACGCGGTCGCTCATGGTTCGTCCCCCTTGTAGATGTTGAGATGCGCCGCCGGCACCAGCCCGCCGCTCGGCAGCATCAGCGCCGGCGCGCCCAGCGTCGCGTAGATGCCCGTCGCCAGTTGGCGCAGCGTATCGGCCCAGCCCTCGATCACGGCGGGGTCGGTGCCGTTGTCGCCCGCATAGCGGTCCAGCAGCACGGCCACCTGCTCGGCGGCGGCGAAGGCGCTGCTCATGGCGATGTCAGCGGCCTCGGTTGTGTTGCGTCCCATGTTGGTCCCCCTTGTCTGCGTCACGCGCTGGCGATTTCGCGCACCAGTCGGGCGCCTGCGGGTGTGACGGTCATCTCGACCTTGCGGCGGTCCATCATGGAGACGCGGCGCTTCAGCAGGCCCAGCTCGATCAGTTTGTCGGCGGATCGCGTCACCACCGGCTTCGGCACGCCCAGCGTCTCCGCGATGATCTTGTTGCTCTCGCCGGGGTACTCGGCCACCAGGGCCAGGATGGCGATCTGGCGGCAGGTCATGTTGGCGTCAGGCTGCGAGGCCAGAATGAACGCCTGCGCCTCGGGCGGGATGGTTAGGGTGTCGGTCATGTTGTGTTGTCCCTTCACGTTGTTGCGTATCTGCACGGGGCACACAGTCGGTTATGTGCCCCCTCACTGTCAAACGTTTTGTTGCACCGCAGGCAAGCCCGCGGGGTAGTGTTGGGCTTCACGTCCAGCGGACGCTTCAGCCGGGCGCGGAATTGCGCTTGCGCCTGCGCGGTGCGGGTGCGGCTGGCCCACCAAGCGGACAAGCCCTTGGCGGTGATGTTCCCCACCTCCTCGGCCAACTGGTCCCACGTCCGGCCCTGTTGGCGGCCCTGCGTGACGATCTCCAGCCGCCGGGCGATGAAGTCACTAGCGTGGACCGGCATCAGCACCTCCGCAGCGGCATGACGTTGCCGGCGGGTTGGCCGTCCCATGGCTGGCGCCGCCAGTGCGGCGGCACCGTTTGGCCTTCCAGCAGCCGCGCCCGCTCCACTAAGTCGGGCATGATCAGCGCCAGTAGTTCCAGCGCCACAACGGCGCGGGCAGGGTCGTTTTCGGCGGCCATGGCGGCGGCCATGTCTGCGATGGCGGTCAGGTCGTCGGCAAGGCTCATGCTCGGGCCTCCTGCGTGGCGGGCTTGGCGGGCTCGCGCTTGTTGTGGCGCGCCCATACGGCTTCCGCTTCGTCCAGTTGGCGGCCAAGGTCCGCGAGGATGCGCTGGATGCGCCAGTGTTCCTCCCCGCCCTCATAAGCGAGCCGCAGAAGCTGCTCATGGACGGCGATCGAGGCGCAGAGGACGCGGATCGTGCGGAAGGGTGGCGGCGTGGTGCGGATCATGGCCAACGATCATCCTCCGCGTCGATACGGCGCAGCAGGATGTATCCGGCCAGCAGGGCCAGCCCGATAAAGCCCACGATCCCGGCCAGGATCAGTTTCAGCCAATCGATTACTTCCATTGCGGTCTATCCCCCTCTTGTGTAACGGTGTTCGTGGCGGTGCTGCGGTGGTCGCGCCCGCCGTGCGCTGCGGCCGTCCTCCCCCATGGCCCGCGCATCGCCCGGCCTGCCGCGTTCGTCCCGCGTGGCAGGCCGGGCGGCGGTCATGGCAGCCGGACGCGGACATCTATACCCACGGCGTAGAAGATGACGGCTCGCGCGCGGTCGTCGTCGGCATACTCGACCGTGATCCGGTCCGGGTGCAGGCGCTCGTCGGGGATCACGATCCCGTCGCGCGCGGCCCTCCATTGGGCGTAAAGCGCGGCCCGGTAGCGTTGCAGGTCGTCGCCCCGAAAACGGTGGTGCATGTCTTCGCTCATGGTGTCCCTCTCTTGCGTAGCGTCGCCGCGAGGATCGCAACGGCGCGAATGAGTAGGTTAAAGATCATGGTTCCATCATCCCGCGCAGATGCGCCAGCACACTAGCGGCGTCCTCGCAGAGCCAATGCAGCCCCATCACAACGCCCTGCGGGAGCCGGTTGGCCTCCGCGTCGGCGTACAGCGCGGCGAGGTCGGTGCAGATGCGCTCCAGCGTCCGCGCGCGGTAGGCGAGCGCGTCCGCGCTCAGGGGTGCGGGCGTGTCGCTCATGCGAGGTGATCCCAATAGGCGGCGATGACGGCATGGTCCGGCGGGAGCGCGTCGCTGTCGTCGCGCGGATCGTGCTTGTAGTAGTCCGACGCGATGCGCAGGAGGTGGTCGAGCGCGTCGTCGGGATCCGCACAGGCCGAGGTGTCGAATAGCAGCGTGCCGGTGTCGGGCGTGCCGGACCATATCTGCACGTCTTCAACAATGCCGATGCGCGGGTTGCGGCGCCACACAACGGTGAGGTTGTCGGTCGGGTCGGTCATAGTGTCACTCTCCCTTGTTGGCGATTTCAGCGGCGATGTAGCGGCGCAGGATGGCGCGCAGGGTGGCGTCATCCTCGCCGGCGAGGTGCAGCGCGGCGAGGCCGCCGTCCGTCACGCCTAGCGCGTCCTGTATGGTGGCGATGGCGGCGTTGATCGCGTCATCTTCTAGCGTCACGGTGTCGATGTCGGTCATGGTGTCGTTTCCCTTGTGTGCGGTGGTCGCAATTGACCGTTTAACGTTATGTGTGCTGTGACGCAATAGGCTCTAAGGCGTCACGATTAGCAGAGCCCAAAATCCTGTGACGCAAAGGCCGGTGATGATGCCGTAGCCGATGGCGATGGCGAGAGTGCGAAGCGTTTGCATGGTGGCGGATCCTCTCTTAGCGGTGCAGTTCGGCAGCGGCGGCGCGGAGCGCAGACGCGGCGGCTTCTAGGTGCGGCGCGGCGGTCTCGGCCATGGCTTGCGTAAGATCGTCCGGCGCATCTTCCAGCGCGACCAGCAGCGCGGCCACGCGGCGCTGCATGACGGCGAGGCGGGCCGCGGCCTCGCGGTAGCCTTGGCGACTGTGGCGGATACGGATGGGCTGTGGATCGGACATGGTGGCGGTTCCTCTCACTTGCGGGCGCCGTAGCAGCCAAGCAGCCGCGCAATGCGCTGGCGCGAGGCTTCGGTGATCTGCGGCGGAATATGCAGGCTGTAGCTTGTCACTTCGCCCGTGGCGTAGTTTTCGGACGCGGCGATGAACGTGAACCAGCGCGGGTTACGGACGGGGTAACAGTCGGCCTCGACGTGCCCCCCGCGATACCAGCGCAGTTCATCCATAGCCTCGCGGAAAGTCACGCTTTCGACCAGAAAGCCGGAGTCGGCGACATCGCCGTCCTCGGCGCTCTCCGGCGTGACGGTGTCATAAGTAATGCTAAAGCCGTTCATGGTCCTGTCCCTCTCACTTGTGTCGTCGAGCTACTGGCGCTCGCCATGCGCGCGGTCGGAACCGCGCGCGGGCGCGAGTGTCAGCGCGCGGATAGAAGCTTGTGGGATGTCCATTGCGTCTCATGCGTGCCGTAAACGATTTCGTCGCGCTCCCAATCTACATCGGCCGCGCGCCAGCCAATTGGCAAGCCGAGAGAGTCGGCGGCGTGCGCGGGCGTCACAAGCGCCGCGTAACCCATACGCATTAGTTCATCCCGCTTGGCCAGCGCGGCTTCAAACGACATGCGGCCCGGCAGGCGATGCCACTTGCAGGAGAGTTCGCCCCCCGTGCGGTAGGACACAACGCATTCTGTGGTGGTGGCCTTGGCCATTGGTGCAGCTCCTAATCGGTTGCGACAAGAGAAGCGTATAAGCCACTTCGCAGCCGATGCAACAGAAAATGTAGCGCCAGCTGCATATTTTTCTCGTGTCGCAATGCAACGGAATCTGTTTGTGGACAGATGGTAATGTGAAGGCTGAAAACGTGTGTGTTTTGGGCGACCCAGCTTGGCCGGTGGTAATCGCGCGGGATGCGGCGGTTTGCCTAGGAACGGGCGCGGCTTTGGGCGGTTTAGGTAGGTAGTAGGTAATATGTTTAGATATAAGTGTTATATTATAACATGTGTATTATAGGGATGAAGGCTGGTGGATTTTCCGGGCGTCGCCCAAACCGCCCAATTGCCCAAAACCCTCTCCAGCTAGGCGGGCGCGGTCAGCTCCCACGCATTGCTAGCGTCAACCTCGCGCTGCGTCGCCCAAACCGCCCAACATGCCAATGCCTCGCGTCGACATGTTTGGGCACTGCCCAAACCGCCCATCCTGCCCATCCCTCGGCCCGACCCTGCGTCGCGCTGCCCAAACCGCCCAACGCGCCTGGCCGCGGCGTATACAATCCAATGCCTGGTCATATGTACACATGAACACTTGAACAGCTGTTCATATGAATAGCTGTTCATATGTGCAGACGTTGGAATGCCTGTAATAGATTGTATAATGCAGGCAGCCGGGGGGAGGGGACCCGCCGGCCGCCCGGTCCAGGGCCGGAGGGGCCACAAGCAATTTTTTATTTTTTGCAAGCCCTTTGCACCCGCGTCACACAACATGATACAAAGCGAGCATGACCATCTTCTCCCTCCCGTATGAGCCGCGGCGGCTGCAAGCGACGGAAGCGCGGCTGGAGGCCATCTACAACGCGGCGCGCAAGGGCCTGCGTGGAGACACGCTGGCGCTGGCCGCCGGAATGCGCCCCGCAGAGTACCGCAGTCTCTGCGAGTTTGACCCGCTGGCGGCGCTGGCCGAGGAGAAGGGCCGCGCCGACGGCGAGATGGAGATGTCCAACGTGCTGCACACTGCCGCCCGCGAGGGCGACGCCAAGGCGGCGCTGGACATTCTGAAGCACGTCCACGGCTGGGTGGCGAAGCAGGCCGTGACGGTCGAGGTCAACCAGACGATCTCGATCACGAACGCGCTACAAGAAGCGCAGCGCCGCGTCATCGAGGGGGTCGCAGAGCCCGCACCCACGCTGACCGAGGACGCCAAGCCCTACCCGGAGCGGATCCGTGCAGACGGTTAAGTACTCGCCCGACGACGAGATGGAGTTGATGAGCCGGCTGTGGACGCCGGCCATCAAGGACAACCCGCTCAAGTTCGTGCTGTTCGCCTTCCCGTGGGGGCAGAAGGGCACGCCGCTGGAACACTTCCAGGGGCCGCGCAAGTGGCAGCGTGAGGTGTTGCAGAACCTGGCTGACCACATCAGCAGCAACAACGGCAAGGTGGACTTCGACACCTTTCGCATGGCCATCTCGTCCGGCCGCGGCATCGGCAAGTCGGCGCTGGTGTCCTGGCTGGTCATCTGGATGCTATCGACCAGGATCGGCTCGACGACCATCGTGTCGGCCAACAGCGAGGCGCAGCTTCGCTCCGTCACCTGGGCCGAGATCACCAAGTGGCTCTCAATGAGCCTCAACAGCCATTGGTTCGAAGTCAGCGCGACGCGCGTCATGCCGGCGAAGTGGCTGACGGAGCTGGTCGAGCGCGACCTCAAGATGGGCACGCGCTACTGGGGCGTCGAGGGCCGGCTGTGGTCGGCGGAAAACCCCGACGCCTACGCGGGCGTCCACAACTTCGACGGCGTGATGCTGATCTACGACGAGGCCAGCGGTATCGACGACACGATCTGGTCGGTCGCCGCGGGCTTCTTCACCGAGAACACGCCGCACCGCTTCTGGCTGGCGTTCAGCAACCCTCGCCGCAACGCGGGGTACTTCTACGAATGCTTCCACTCCAAGCGAGACTTCTGGGGTACGAAGATCGTGGATGCCAGGTCGGTCGAGGGCACCGACAAGCAGGTCTACCAGCAGATCATCGACGAGTACGGGCCGGACAGCACCCAGGCCCACGTCGAGGTCTACGGGCAGTTTCCCAACGCATCCGACGACCAGTTCATCGGCGCCAGCTTGGTAGACGGCGCCATGATCCGACCACCGTACAAGGATCCGTCAGCACCTGTCATTCTCGGGGTGGACCCGGCGCGGTTCGGCAGCGACAGCACGGTGCTGGCCATCCGCCAGGGGCGCGACATCATCGCCATCAAGCGGCACAAGGGCGACGACACCATGACCGTTGTCGGCCACGTTATCGAGGCCATCGAGACGTACAAGCCGGCGCTGGTGGTCATCGACGAAGGCGGCCTGGGCGCTGGCATCGTGGACCGGCTCAAGGAGCAGAGGTACAAGGTGAAGGGGGTCAACTTCGGCAACAAGTCGAAGAACCCGGTGATGTGGGGCAACAAGCGCGCCGAGATGTGGGGCGAGATGCGGGAGTGGCTCAAAACGGGGTCGATCCCGCAGGACCGCTTCCTCAAAAACGACCTGACTGGGCCGATGATGAAGCCCGACAGCAAGGGGACGATCTATCTGGAGAGCAAGAAGGACATGAAGGCCCGCGGGCTGGCCAGCCCCGACGCCGCCGACGCCATCGCCGTCACCTTCGCCTTTCCGGTGGCCCATCGGGAATATGTGGACAGGGCTCCGCGGCGCAATTATGCTGCGGGCGGCATACAGACGTCTTGGATGGGATCCTAGGACATGACGAGCAACACCAAGCCGATTGGCGTCGCCTACGAAGACCAAAACATTGTCGGCGCTGATATCGTCAACGCAACAACCGTCAGCGGCACTGACATCAGCGGCACTGACATCAACGGCGTGGACATTTACGCCTCCGACGAGCTGGGCTACGCGGCAGCCGCGCAGAGCACCGTCACGCAGTTGACCGACAAGTCTACGGGCGTGACGATTAACGCCTCAGCGGGCCAAATTACGATGAACAATGCTACCCTCAACGCTACTACCAATGTTGCGTTTACTATGACCAACAGCAAAATATCCGCCAAAGATTTAGTGATTGTCAACGTGGCTGGCGGCGTGGCGTCAAATGTAACCTACAACTGCTGGGTTTCAGGCCACACGGCTGGTTCTTGCGCGTTTGTCCTGCGTAACATCTCAGCCGGTCCGTTATCCGAAGCCGTCGTGTTGAACTTTGCCGTTATCCATTGCGTGTAAGATGCCAAAAAAAAGCGTATCGCTGGCCGTAGGCCGCGGCGAGAAGCTACCGACGGATAAGGGCGCCGGCCTGACTGCAAAGGGCCGGGCCAAGTACAATCGCGAGACGGGCTCCAACCTTAAGCCCCCGGCGCCCAGCCCCAAGACTGAGGCTGACAAGGGCCGCAAAAAGTCCTTTTGCGCCCGCATGGCGGGTGTGGTAGCCAAGTCGGAGAACGCCGACCGCGCCAAGGCGAGCATGAGAAGGTGGAAGTGCTGATGGCCAAGCCAGGTCTGTACGCCAATATCCACGCGAAGAAGGCCCGCATCGCCGCCGGCTCTGGCGAGAAGATGCGAAAGCCGGGCTCCAAGGGCGCGCCCACCGCGGCTGCGTTCCGCGAGTCTGCCAAGACGGCCAAGCCCGCGAAGAAGGGTAAGTGACATGCCTCTGGTGAAGTCCACCTCCAAAGAGGCGTTCCGCAAGAACGTGAAGGCTGAGATTGCCGCCGGGAAACCGGCCAAGCAGGCGGTCGCAATCGCGTACTCGACCAAGCGCGAAGCGGCCAAGAAGGGCAAGAAGTGATGAACAAGCTGGAACCCATCAAGAAGCTGAACGCGCGCGAGCCGAAGGTGGCCAACGGCGGGATGACAAGCCGCAACAGTGGCACCTATCACAAGGACTGCCACGGTTCGATCCCGGCGAAGCTCGACGTTCGGGCCACCGCCGCCAAGGTGCTCAAGGGTAAGTAATGGCCGCGAACGACGTACAGGCTGCGGGGCGCGTCTCCGACAGCGGCGAGGCCGACCGCCTGTCCGTTATGCGGCGCCGGTACACGCTAGCACTGTCGGCGTACTCGGACAGCCGCGAGGACGAGCTGGACGACCTGCGCTTCATGGCGGGCTCGCCCGATAACCAGTGGCAGTGGCCTGCTGACGTGCTGGCTACCCGCGGGTCGGTGCAGGGCCAGACGATCAACGCCCGCCCCTGCCTGACGATCAACAAGCTGCCGCAGCACGTCCGTCAGGTGACGAACGAGCAGCGCCAGAACCGCCCGACAGGCAAGGTGATCCCGGCCGACGACCGCGCCGACGTGCGCGTGGCCGAGATCTTCGACGGCATGGTCCGGCACATCGAGTACATCTCGGACGCCGACGTCGCCTACGACACCGCCTGCGATAACCAGGTCACCTATGGCGAGGGCTACATTCGCCTTCTGACCGAGTATTGCCGCGACGACAGCTTCGACCAGGACATCAAGATTGGGCGCGTCCGCAACGCCTTCTCGGTCTACATGGACCCCACCATTCAGGATCCGTGCGGTTCGGACGCCGAGTGGTGCTTCATCACCGAGGACGTCAGCAAGGCCGACTACGAGCGGATGTTTCCGGACGCCGCGCCGATCTCCAGCCTCATGACGCAGGGCGTGGGCGACCAGAGCCTGTCGCAGTGGCTGTCGGAGGACATGGTTCGCATCGCGGAGTACTTCTACTACGAGCATGAAGCGGCGACGCTGCACCTCTACCCGGACAACATCACGGCTTTCGCCGGCACGCCGCAGGACAAGGCCCTCAAGGCCATGTTCGGCAAGCCGCTGCGGTCTCGCAAGGTGGACCGCAAGAAGTGCAAGTGGATCAAGACCAACGGTTTCGAAGTGCTGGAGGAGCGCGATTGGGCGGGCAAGTGGATCCCGGTCGTGCGCGTCGTCGGCAACGAGTTCGAAGTGGACGGCCAGCTCTACGTCTCGGGCCTTGTGCGGAACGCCAAGGACGCCCAGCGCATGTACAATTATTGGGTCAGCCAGGAGGCCGAGATGCTGGCCTTGGCCCCCAAGGCGCCCTTCATTGGCTATGGCGGCCAGTTCGAAGGCTACGAGATGCAGTGGAAGACGGCCAACACGAACAACTGGCCGTACCTGGAGGTCAACCCGGACGTCACAGACGGCGCTGGCGCGGTCCTGCCGCTGCCCCAACGCGCCCCGCCGCCGCTGGCCCAGACTGGGCTCATCCAGGCCAAGCTGGGCGCCTCTGACGACATCAAGTCTACCACGGGCCAGTACGACAGCAGCCTCGGCGCCCAGAGCAACGAACGGTCGGGCCGGGCCATCCTGGCGCGCGAGAAGCAGGGCGACACCGGGACGTATCACTTCGTCGATAACCTCTCCCGCGCCATCCGCCACGTCACGCGCCAGCTCGTCGATATGATTCCGAAGATCTACGACACCGCCCGCGTGGCCCGCATCGTGGGCCTCGACGGCGAGGTCGGCATGGTCCGCATCAACCCGACGCAGCCGGAGCCTGTGAAGGAGATCCGCGACGAGAACGGGCTGGTGATCGACAAGATCTACAACCCGTCGGTCGGCACCTACGACGTTTGCGTGACCACCGGGCCTGGCTACATGACCAAGCGCCAGGAGGCCCTGGACGCCATGTCCATGCTGCTTCAGTCCAACCCGCAACTTTGGACCGTCGCGGGCGACCTGTTCATCAAGAACATGGACTGGCCGGGCGCGCAGGAGATGGCGGCCCGCTTCGCCAAGATCATCGACCCGAAGGTCATGGAAGGCGAGGACCAGTCGCCCGAGATGCAGATGGCCAAGATGCAGATCGAGGCGCTGACGAAGGAGCTGAACCAAGTCGTTGGGATGCTTCAGCGCGTCGAGCAGTCCATTGAGGCCCAGGAAGTGCAGATCAAGGCGTATGACGCCGAGACGAAGCGCATTTCGGCCGTCCAGGCCGGCATGACGCCGGAGCAGATCCAGGACATCGTGATGGGCACCATTGCCGCGGCGATGGACACGGGTGACATTGTGGGCCGAGACACCCCGATGGAGCGCCAGATGCCCGTCATGGAGCCCGAAATGGCCCCCCTGCCGCCTGAAATGGCCCCAGGAGGGCCAATGCAATGAGCAACTGCGCTGAGTTCATCGGAACGCTGTTTTTAGCCCGTGATACGGCCCATTCCGTGCATCTGAACACCCGCAGCTACGCCAAGCACAAGGCCCTTCAGAAGTTCTACGACGGCGTAATTGACCTCGCGGACACGCTGGCGGAAGCCTACCAGGGCCGGCACGGGCTGATCGGGCCGATTGCGCTTATGTCGGCCAAAAAGACCAACAACATCGTCGAGTTTCTTGAGGACAACCTCAAGGACATCGAGGACATGCGCTACAAGGTCATGGACAAGAGCGATACGGCGCTTCAGAACATCGTTGACGAAATTGTCGCGCTGTATCTCTCTACGCTGTATAAGCTCAAGTTCCTTGCTTAAGGACGTCGCACCGATGGAACTGCTGAAGCCTCTGTCCAAAGCCGATTTTCCGGCTCAAACCGCGTCCTTTACCGGGACCGCGGCCAACACGACGGGCTGGAACGCCGGGCCGCAGGGCGTCGTCATCTGGTCTGACCAAGCTTGCTACGTTGAGGTGGGTGAAGGCGCTGTAGCTACGACGGCCAGCACGCCGATCCCAGCTCAGACCCCCATTCCTTTTGCGGTCCCGATCACCGTCAGTGGCGTCTGGCGCGTCAGCGCCATTCGGGTGGCCACGGACGGCGTAGTGTACTGCAAGCCGATCAACAAGGCTTAAGCCATGGGGTTTGCCGGCGCGCTTCGGAACGGGCTTGCTATCGGGCTAGGTAGCATTGCCACGTTGTTTTCCGGCTATGGGCCGGACCAAGCGCAAGGCAACCTTGAAACCGAGAACGGGGAGAACCTCGTTCAAGAAAATGGCGGTCTAATTTTGTTGGAGTAGCCACATGGCTGACGTCAAGATTTCTGCCCTTCCTGCTGCGACTACGCCCCTTGCAGGGACGGAGGTGTTGCCGATTGTGCAGAGCGGCACGACCGACCAGGTCAGCGTCGCCAATCTGACCGCTGGCCGCACGGTTAATGGCGCGGCGTTTACTGCGACTGGCACCGTGTCTGGTGCTACGGTCACCGCCTCCGGTACGGTGTCTGGCGCTACGGTCACCGCCTCCGGTACGGTTTCTGGCGCTACTGTGAACGCAGGGGCGGGAACCGTTTCCGCGCCGTCTATCTCGCCTACCGGCGACAGCAACACGGGCATCTTTTTTCCGGCGGCCGACACCATCGCTTTTGCAGAGGGCGGCGTTGAGGCGCTGCGCCTCGACAGCACCGGCAACGCGACATTTACCGGCACCGCCGTGATGTCCAGCAGCTTCCAGCGAAACCGGCTGATCAACGGCAATATGTACATTGCCCAGCGGGCAACGTCGGCCACCGTGACGGCTGGTACGGGCGTGCCTACGGCCAGCACAGGCTACCCCTGCGTGGACCGCTTCTTCATCTACAGCACGGGGGCAAACGTCACGGCAGCACAGGTGTCGGGCGCCGGGGCGAACCGCAACCTGCTTCGCATCACGGGCGCCGCATCCGTTACGGCGGTCGGTATCGGCCAGCGCATTGAGGCGCTTAACAGCTATGATCTTGCTGGCCAGACCTGCACGCTGTCCGTTGATATTGCCAACTCGCTCCTAACGACGGTGACGTGGACGGCGAACTACGCCACGACCGCTGACACTTTCGGCACCATCGGCACGCCGACCAAAACGCAGATTGCCACCGGCACCTTTACGGTCACCAGCACGCTGACGCGCTACTCCGTCAACATTGCGGTGCCGGCGGCGGCGACGACCGGCGTTGAGATCTTGTTTACCGTGGGCGCGCAGACGAGCGGCACTTGGGACGTCGGAAACGTGCAGTTTGAGCCCGGCACCATCGCTACGCCGTTTGAACGCAGGCAGTTTGGACAGGAACTGGCGCTGTGCCAGAGGTATTTTCAAAAGACATTTGAGCAAGGTATTGCGCCTGCACAGAACGCGGGGGGCGCCGGTGGCCTTACTGGGTCTAGCTCTGCAACTAACGTTTCATTTAATGCTAGCTGGTGGTTTGCCTGCCCGATGAGGGCACAGCCAACTGTTGTCACTTTTTCCCCAGATCAAGCATCGGCAGATTGGAGTGACCAAGGCGGCGTAAGGCCAACAGCAACGGTAACCACAGTTGGTTCATCATCTGTTGGGATACGAGGCTCTGGTTCTGTGTTGGCTGGTGGCTATTATATCATAAACGCGACAGCATCTGCGGAACTCTGAACCATGTACACCAACGCCCAATACATCGCCTTCAACGGCGTCAACACCAGCATTCGCTGCGATATCAACGGCGTGACCAGCTTCGTACCGCTCGACCCGGCGAACACCGACTACCAGGACATCATGGATCTGGTAGCGGCGGGTGAACTCACCATCGCTCCGGCCGAGCCTAACTAAAATTTTCGGCCGGCAAAAAGCTGCCGGCCGACATCCGTACTGGTGCGGTTCACCAGGGATCGTAAGGATCGAAAATGTCTACCGAAGACGTTAACACCCTAGCGGAAGCACCCGCGCCGGAACAGGCAGCCACGGCGGCGCCTGCCCCCGACGTTTCTACGCCGGCCGAAACGCCGAACGAGGCGTCCAAGACCTTTACACAGGAGGAACTGGACGCGATTGTCGGCAAGCGCCTTGCCCGCGAACAGCGGAAATGGGAGCGAGAGCAAGCCCAAAAGCTGGCCGAGCTTGAGGCGAAGCGGGCAATGCCCGTCAACCCTCCGGCACCTGACGATTTCGACAACGCTGCCAAGTACGCAGAGGCCCTGGCCGAGCAGAAAGCGCAGGAGTTGCTTCGACAGCGTGAGGCGTCCCAGCAGCAGGCTAAGGTGATCGAAGCCTACCATGAGAAAGAGGAAGCCGCCCGCGGCAAGTACGACGACTTTGAACAGGTCGCGTACAACCCGAGCCTTCCTGTGACTGATGTTATGGCCCAGACCATCCAGGCTTCTGACGTTGGTCCCGATATCATCTACTGGCTTGGGACCAATCCGAAAGAGTCTGCGCGTATCGCCAACCTGTCTCCGTTCATGCAGGCCAAGGAGATCGGCAGGATCGAGGCCAAGCTGGCCGCCGACCCTCCGGTTAAGAAGACGTCAACCGCCCCGGCCCCTATTGCTCCGGTGACGGCTCGCTCGACGTCCACGCCTGGCTACGACACGACGGACCCCCGTTCCGTCAAAAACATGTCTACGTCGGAGTGGATCGAGGCCGAGCGCCTGCGCCAGATCAAAAAGTGGGAAGCCACACGCAACCGCTAAGGATCTTTCGAGATGGCAAACTCGCTTCTTACTATCGACATGATCACCAGGAAGGCCCTGGAGATCCTTGAGAACAACCTCGTCCTCACCCGCAACGTCAACCGCCAGTACGACGACAGCTTTGCCGTCGAAGGCGCGAAGATCGGCTCCACCCTCCGCATCCGTCTGCCGGACCGCGCGCTGGTGACCGATGGCGCGGCTCTCCAGGTGCAGGACGACAACGAGCAGTTCACCACGCTGACGGTTTCCAGCCAGAAGCACATCGGTGTGAACTTCACCTCGGCCGAACTCACCATGCAGCTCGACGACTTCGCAGAGCGCGTGCTGAAGCCTCGTATTTCGCAGCTCGCGTCCAGCATCGACGCGGACGTGGCGAATGCGTACAAGTCGGTCTTCCAGTCGGTCGGCACCCCCGGCACGACCCCGGCCACTTCTCTGGTGCTGCTCCAGGGCCAGCAGAAGCTGAACGAGTCGGCCGCCGTGATGTCGCCGCGCTACGCGACCGTGAACCCGGCCGCCAACGCGGGCCTCGTCGAAGGCATGAAGGGCCTGTTCAACCCGACCGACACCATCAGCCGCCAGTTCAAGAACGGCATGATGGGCATGGGCGTGCTGGGCTACGACGAGATCAACATGTCTCAGTCGATCAAGCAGCACCAGACCGGCTCCCGCACCGGCGCGCACACGGTGACGACCACCGTGACCACGCAGGGCCAAGCCACGCTGAACATCACCGGCACCGGCTCGCAGACGCTGGCCGCTGGCGACGTGTTCACGGTGGCGGGTGTGTTTGCGGTCAACCCGCAGACCCGCGAGTCCACGGGTTCGCTCCAGCAGTTCGTGGTGACGGAAGCCATTGCGGCGTCCGGCGGCGCGTACACTGCGGTCAAGATTGCTCCGGCGATCTTTACCTCGACCAACGCGCTGGCGACCGTCGATAGCTTCCCGCAGGCTGGTGCGGTGGTCACGTTCCTCGGTGCGGCTTCCACGTCGTATCCGCAGAACCTGATCTACCACAAGGACGCAATCTCGTTCGCCACGGCCGACCTGCTGCTGCCGCAGGGCGTGGACATGGCCTCTCGCCAGGTTCACAACGGCATCTCGCTGCGTGTCGTGCGCCAGTACGACATCAACAACGACCGCCTGCCTTGCCGTATCGACGTCCTCTACGGCTTCAACACCATCCGCCCGCCCATGGCCGTGCGGCTCTGGGGCTAAGGCACAGGAAAGGAGAACACGAACATGGCAATTCCGAATGGCGGCGGCGGTTACCAAGTCGGTGACGGCAACCTCAACGAGCCTCTGATCGACGCGCTCCCCGATCCCGTCTCCGTCACTACGGCGGCGACGCTCACCCCGGCGCAGGTGCTGAACGGGCTGATCCTGGCGAACTCCGGGATCACCGCCGCGTCCGTCACCTACACTCTGCCGACGGTGGCGGATCTGGAACTCGTCCTGTCCAACTCGGACAAGGTGGGTACGGCGTTTGCCTTCCGTCTGGTGAACCTTGGCACGTCCTCCGGTACGGCGATCATCGCCACCAACACCGGCTGGACGATCACGGGCTCGCTGACGATGACCGTCCCGGTCACGACCGGCGCCCAGTTCGTCGCCCGCAAGTCTGCGGCCGGCGCCTGGACCCTCTACCGCGTCGTGTAATGTGCCCGGCCCCCTGCTTCGGCAGGGGGCCGACCTTTTGAGGCTCACATGCCAGTCATCTACCTTGAACACCCTCGGCACGGCGTTAAGGTCGCCTTCATGGACCTTGAGGCCGAACAGGACGAGGAGAACGGCTGGTCGCGGATGGCGGAGGCAAACGCGGCCCCCGTCAATATGCTGGCACGCGCCGCTGGTGGTGATACAATGACCTCTGAGGCCCCGCGCCGTCGAGGCCGCCCGCGCGCCAATAAGGACGACTGACATGGCCACGGCAGGCGACATCATCAACGGATCGCTCCGCCTGCTGGGCGTGCTGGCCGAAGGCGAAACGCCGTCCGCTGAGACGTCTCAGGACGCGCTCAACGCCATGAACCAGATGATCGACAGTTGGAACACCGAGCGCCTTGCCGTGTTCTCGACCATTGATCAAGTGGAGACGTGGCCGCCCGGCGCGCTCTTTCGCACCTTTGGGCCGACCGGCGATATCGTGGGCGACCGCCCAATCCTGGTGGAAGACAGCACTTACTTCCGCGACCCGGCGACCGGCATCTCCTATGGCCTCAAGCTGATCAATCAGCAGCAGTACAACGGCATCGCCGTGAAGACCGTCACCAGCACCTACCCCCAGGTGCTGTGGGTCAACATGACGTATCCGAACATCGAGATGTACGTTTACCCGGTTCCGACGAAGGTGCTGGAGTTCCACATCGTCTCGGTGCAGCCGCTGTCAAAGCCCGCCAATCTGGCAACGGAATTGACCTTTCCGCCCGGCTACCTACGCGCCTTCCGCTACAATCTGGCCTGCGAGATGGCGCCGGAGTTCGGTGTTGAGCCGACCCCACAGGTGTCGCGCATCGCCATGACGTCGAAGCGCAACCTCAAGCGGATCAACAACCCGGATGATGTGATGGCGCTGCCCTACAGCATCGTGGGGACTAGGCAAAGATTTAATATTTTTGCGGGTAACTACTGATGAAGGCGGCGCTTGCCTTCAATATATGTGGCGTGGGCCTCTTCGGGCGTGTCAAAAAGCCCGAGTCGAACCTCTTTGTAGTTCACTCTAATGCTAGCCAGCCACTTGTTGTTTTCTTTGCGAACGCCCGTAAAGCCGCTTTTGTTTGGGCGGGCTTTTTGGTTGTACGCATTCTGGGCATTCGTCACTTCCCGCAGATTGTTCAGCGCGTTGTTCGCCCGGTTTCGGTCTGTGTGGTCAATCTGTTCCGCCGGCCACCGGCCGTGAACGTGCAGCCATACCAACCGATGCGCCAGATACAGCCGGTCGTCTATGCGAATGACGACGTAGCCGTTGCTCGCTATGCAGCCAGCACGGTCGCCTTTCCGGCATTTTCGCCGGCTGATTGCCCACGTAAACACACCCGTATCCGGGTTGTATTCCGTAAGTTCGCGGAGGCGATCCGCCGTAAGATCGGGTTGCATAGCTACGTTAATATTACCGCTTGGCGTGGGGGTCAAGCATGAAGACGCCGATCCTCGGATCCTCCTATGTAGCTCGCAGCGTTAACGCTGCGGACAGCCGCATGGTGAACCTATTCCCTGAGATCGTGCCCGAGGCCGGCAAGGAACCGGCATTTCTTCAGCGTGCGCCAGGCTTGCGTCTGCTGGCAACGGTGGGGTCTGGCCCTGTACGTGGGCTGTGGCAGTTGGGCATCTACGGCTACGTTGTGGCCGGCAACACGCTCTACCGCGTCGATACGAGCTGGAACGTCACGACCATCGGGACGGTTGCCAACACTGGCCCGGTGTCGATGGCCGACAACGGCACGCAGATCTTCATCGCCGCCAACGGCCCCAGCTACATCTACAACACTCTGACGACCGTCTTTCAACAGATCACCGACGTTGACTTCCCCGGCGCCGTGGCTGTTGCCTATCTTGACGGTTACTTCGTGTTCAACGAACCAAACAGCCAGAAGATCTGGATCACAAGCCTGCTGGAAGGCACACAGGTTGATCCGCTTGACTTTGCCAGCGCCGAAGGTTCGCCTGACGGCCTTGTCTCGCTGATCGTCAGCAACCGCGAAGTCTGGCTGTTCGGCACCAATTCGACCGAGGTTTGGTACAACGCCGGCACGGCTGACTTCCCGCTCCAGCGCATCCAAGGCGCCTTCAACGAGGTGGGATGCGTTGCGGCCTTTTCCGTTGCCAAAATGGACAACGGTGTCTTCTGGCTGGGCGCCGACGCCCGCGGGCGCGGCATCGTCTACCGAACCAACGGCTACCAAGCCGTCCGCATCTCGACCCACGCTGTTGAATGGCACATCCAGCAGTACGGCAACCTGTCGGACGCGATTGCCTACACCTATCAGCAGGATGGCCACTCGTTCTATGTGCTGATCTTCCCGCAAGCGGACACCACTTGGGTTTACGACATCGCCACACAGGCGTGGCATGAGCGCGCCGGTTGGGACAACGGCGACTACACCCGCCACCGCAGCAACTGCCAGATGGCGTTCAACAGTGAAGTTGTCGTGGGCGACTACCAGAACGGCAATCTCTACGCCTTTGATCTCGACGTTTACGCCGACAACGGCGCGGTCCAACGGTGGCTGCGCTCTTGGCGCGCTTTGCCGACGGGCCAGAACAACCTAAAGCGCACGACCCACTACAGCCTGCAACTGGACTGCGAGACAGGCGTAGGTCTGGACCAGCCGCCGGACTCAATCGACACCTACTTGTCGGAGGTGCTGGTTGGCGCGCTTCTCACCGAGTCTGGCGACCGCCTTCTGACCGAGAGCGGCGACGTGATCTACGCCACCTACTCACCCCTAGCCACCATGATACCAAGAGTTATGCTGCGTTGGTCGGACAATGGCGGCCACACTTGGTCCAACGAACATTGGAAGTCTATGGGCCGAATTGGCCAGTTTGGCTTCCGCACCATCTGGCGCCGCCTTGGCATGACCTTGGAGATCCGCGACCGGGTGTACGAGATATCCGGCACCGACCCCGTGAAGATCGCTATCATGGGTGCCGAGCTGGCGCTTCGGCCGACCAATGCCTAGCACCATTAACGTCACCAGCCTCCCCGCGCCCCGCGTCTCCGTCATCGACGCTAACACGGGGCTGATGACCCGTGAGTGGTATCGCTTCTTCTTTAACCTGTTCATCTTGACGGGCAGCGGGTCCAACACCGAAACCCTTCAAGATCTGCAAGTTGGCCCTCCGTCGGCTGACCCGTCTGTGTTCCTTACCGCGCTGCAAGACGCAGCCCTTAGCCCTCCCGGAAGCTACAGCGCCGATACCAATCTTGTGCTGTGGGAGGCCATTGACGGCCTTGCTGTTGCGCCACCGCCTGCCGACGAGGTGCCCGGCTGGAGCATCCCGCCGCGCGGCGTCACCGTGGGCGCGTCGCCCTTCACGTTCCAGAACACGACCGGCCGTTCGGTTGATCTGATCGTGACGGGCGGCACGGTGTCGGCTATCGCCTTCTCCCGCGACAACGTAACTTTCTATGGCGTCGGGTCGGTGGCGGGGGTATTTTGGCTGTCGCCATACGACTATCTGCGTGTGACCTACACGGTCGCACCTACGATCACCCTGGTGCCGAGGTAGCCCATGCCCGTCGTTATCTCGCTTTTTGCAGGTGTCGGGGCGCAGTTCTTCGACAACAACGGCGACCCTTTGTCGGGCGGCCTCGTCTACACCTACGCCGCCGGCACCACGACGCCACTGGCAACGTACACGTCGTCCGCTGGCACGGCCCCGCACACCAACCCAATCGTTCTCGACGCCGCCGGCCGCGTCAATGAGATTTGGCTTGATAGCGCCAGCACATACAAGTTTTTGCTCCAGACCTCGCTCGGCGTTACGATTGCTACTTACGATAATGTGTATGGCGCTATTACGGTTAACTCCCCTACGTTCACGGGTAACGTCACTATTACTGGCGATCTGAGCGTCGGTGACGACGTGACCATTGCTGGTGATTTGGCGGTAACCGGCGACATAAGCGGCATTTGGAACGGCGGCGTCATTCCCGTTGCCAAGGGCGGCACGGGGGCGTCTACCGCCGCGACTGCACGCACTAACCTTGGCGCCGCCGCAACCGGCGACGTTACGGCGTCTGGCCTGACCATGAACACGGCGCGCCTGCTGGGCCGTTCGACGGCAAGCATCGGCGCGGTAGAGGAGATTACAATCGGTTCGGGACTGTCCCTCTCTGCGGGCGAACTGTCTGTGCCGCCTGCGTCGGTTGTTCAGCTCCGCGAGCAGTTTTTCACCTCCAGCAGCACTTGGACCGCGCCGGCCGGCGTCACACGCGCACAGATTGTCGTGATTGGCGCTGGCGGTGGCGGCGGCGGCTCTAACACCACGGGCTGCACTAACGACGGCGGTTCGGGCGGCGCAGGCGGGATGGGCGTCAACAACGTAGCCGTCACGCCAGGCACAACGTACACCGTTACCGTCGGCACCGGGGGCGCTGGTGGGGCCGCCAACGCTAACGGATCTACCGGCGGCACAACGTCGTTTGGCGCGCTAATTTCCGCTACGGGCGGCGGGGGTGGTCTTGCAAACGGCACTCAAGGATCAGCCGGCGCGGCTTCTGGCAGTGCCGCATGGTTTTTCTACACATCAAACGGACGAGGGGCTGGGGGTGCTGGCGGCATAGTCCCCGGCGGCGGTTCAACGGGCGGCACGGGTATTGCCTATGTTCAGTGGGTAGGAGCTTAAATTATGTACGCCCTTATCTCCCCTACCGAGAAAGTTGTTGATGTAACAGGCGCCGTTTTAGGCAACCGCGTAGCCGAGGTTGTTGTCACCGCGTTCTCGGTAGCCAGCCCTTTGTTTTGGGCTGAGTGCAGCAGCGACGTGGTTGCCGACCAGTTTTACTGGTTTAACGGCAGTTTCTTTCCTGTGCCGCCTCCGCCGCCGCCTCCGCCTGTTGTGCTGCCCGAAGGCGGCGGTCCGGCGGTTCTCTGATGTTGGAGACGAAGCCATTCACACTTGGTAAGCTGACAGGGGCGATCTACGACTTCCCCAAGGCTGGCGACGTGCTGCCCATGCACACGCACAGCGAGACGGACGTACACATTAGCGTTGTGGCGGCGGGCTCTTTTTTGGCGCATGGAGCTGGCTGGCAGCGCGAAGTGAAGGCCGGCGACGTGCTAGACTGGCGCCCTCACGAGGCCCATGAGTTCATCGCCAACGAGGCCGGTTCTCGCCTCGTCAACATCGTGAAGGGGTAGGACATGGCTGTCTCCGTTGTAGTTCTGATCCCGGCCAAGACCGTCGAGAACACGCAGACGACGCAGTACACGGCGAACGGCGTGACGACGATCATCGACAAGTTCACGGCGACCAACTACAGCGGTTCGGCGGCGACGATCAGCATCAACCTCGTCACGGCCGCAGGCGCCCCCGGCAACAACAACCTAATCGTCCGCACCAAGACGCTCCAGGCAAACGAGACGTACACCTTCCCCGAGATCGTGGGCCAAGTGCTGTCGCCTGGCGCCTTCATTTCCACTATCGCCGGCACGGCCGCTGCGCTTAACATCCGCGCCAGCGGGCGCGAGGTGACGCAGTAATGCCGACGGCGCTGGTGGATGACCGAAAGGCGGGGCTGGCCGTAGGCTATGCCGCGACTGATTGGTCTTCGCCGGTTGACTACGAGGCATACGAAGCCGCGCTGGAAGACTGGACGGTGAAGACTATCGTTCGGGACGGCGAGCGCATCGGCGCCGCCTACTTTAAGGACGGAGAGGTCCACGTCTCCATCCTGCCGGAGTGGCGAAAGAAGTGGGCGACCAAAGGCGTGATAGCGCAACTTTTTGCGGATGAAGGCGCGTTCAGCCGTATCGCGCCGGGGCATGACTACATGTTTGATATCTTTCGGCGGTTAGGGTTTAACGTTTACGACGACGGCATTGTCGAGAGGGCCGGATAATGGGTATCGAAACCGCTATTCTTGGCTCTGCCGCAATCGGTGCCGGCGCCGGCGCCCTTGGCTCTAGCCGCGCCGCCAAAACGCAGGCCAACGCTGCACGCGAAGCCGCCGCCGCTCAGGTTCAAGCTGCCGAACGGGCGGCGCAAGAACAGAGGGCGATGTTTGAACGGCAGGTCGAGCTTCAGGCTCCTTTCCGCGAAGCTGGACTGACCGCTCAGAACCGGCTGCTGTCACTGCTGGGTTTGGGCGGGGAACCAACCGAACCAGGTTACGGCCGTTATGCCCGCGACTTCAGCATGGCCGATTATGAGGCTGACCCCGGCTACGGCTTCCGCATGAGCGAGGGCATGAAAGCCCTAGAGCGGTCGGCAGCGGCCCGCGGTGGTCTGTTGTCCGGCGCGACGCTTAAGGGCATCCAGCGGTTTGGGCAGGATTTGGCTTCGCAAGAGTACCAGAACGCTTTCAATCGCTACCAAGCCAACCGCGCCAGCCAGCTCAACCCGCTTCAAAGCCTCATGGGCGCCGGCCAGACCAGCACGAATGTTCTGTCGAACGCTGCTGGCGACGTCGGCCGCGGTGTGGCCGGGTCGTACATGGGCGCTGGAGCTGCTCAGGCCGCTGGGCTGGCGGGTGCCGGTCAGGCCCGCGCTTCGGGCTACGTCGGCGCCACGAATGCCCTGACGGGCGCGCTGTCGCAGGCGGTGCCGAACTACATGATGTACAACTACCTAAACCCGTCGGGCGGCGGGGGTGGCTATGCGGCCCCTGGTCTTTCTCCGATGATGAGTGGCTTCGGCTACACCTAAGAAGGGGCGACGCACATGGTTGACTACTCCATCGCCACGCAGGTCCGCCCCTTCCAGATGCCCAACATCGGGGAGGTGTATGGGCAGATCCAGAACATCCAGATGAACCGGATGCGGATGGCCGAGGCGCAGGAGACGGCGCAGGAGCGCAACGCGCTTCGCGGTCTGATGGCCTCCGGCGTTGATCTGAACACGCCGGAGGGCGTTAGCCAGCTTCGCCGCGCCGCGCCCATGATGGCGCAGCAGATTGAGCAGCGTAACTTAGAGGGCGCCCGCATCCGCGCTCAGACGGGGCAGTACAACGCGCGAGCAGAGGCCGAGGCCCTTAAGGTAGGCCGCGACCTATTTGCCGCCGCCACAACCCCGGAGCAGTACGGCGCTGCTCGGGCATATGTGGCCGAACGGTTTCCGCAGTACGCCGGCTCCATCCCCGCGCAGTTTTCAGTCGAGAACGCCCGCCGAATTGCGGAAGGTGCCGAAGGTCTGATCCGCCGCGCGTCAGAAGGCGCCGCTGCTGGCCGACCGAACGAGTTTGAACGGGCGCTGCTTAACGCTGGCGTGCGGCCTGGCACGCCCGAATGGCAGACCGCCATGCGAGGCCGCGCTGAATATCTCAGTGGCGCCCGCCCGGAGACGCCGCAAGTCGCCACCGGCCCTGACGGGCGTCCGATGTTGGTCTATCCCCGTTCGGGGGCGTTCACTTTCGCGCAGGAAATGGCGCCGGGCGGGACTGCTGCGCCAGCGGTGGCCCCTGTCGATCTGCGCCGCCCGCAAGCCGCCGCCCCGGCCGCACCCGCGCCTGCGAACATGATGTTGCCTAGCGCGGCGGCGGCCACGCTTGCGGCGGGTCCGGGCGCGGCCCCTGCTGCCGCCGCCCCGACGACTTTTGAACAGGCGCAAGCCGCGCGGGGTGCCAGGGCCGTTCAGCAGGCAGGCGCCGAAGCCGGCGCGACCGAAGCGGCGCGCCTAGAGGCTCGCTCGGCCGCTACTCGCCGCGAAGAAGCGGCCCAGCTTGAACGGGGTGTTGCGGAGCTGCGCCGCATCTCCCAGCCAGGTGGTCTGCTTGAGCGTTCGACGGGCAGCGGCGTCGGCCGCCTGCTGGATATCGCAGGTGAGTTCGTAGGTGTCTCCTCCCGCAGCAGCCAGGCTGCGGCGGCGCTGGCGCCAATTGCGGACATCGTGCTGAAGCTGGTGCCGCGTTTTGAAGGCCCGCAGTCTGACCGCGACACTCGGTCTTACCAAGAGGCCGCGGGTCGTCTGGCCGATCCGACGATCCCGAATGAGACGCGGTTGGCCGCCGCCCGTGAGATCATCCGTCTTATGGAAGCCCGCCGAGATCAGTTTGGCGTTAGCGGTGGAGCGGCGACGCCCGCACCGGGCGCCCAACCGGCGCGCACCGGACAGACGCAAACTCCAACAGCGTTCCGCGAAGGTCAGACGGCCACGGGGCCGAACGGCCAGCGCATTGAGTTTAAAAACGGTCAGTGGGTGCCTATGCGATGAGCGGCGCGCTTCCTCCTGGCTTCACGCTGGACGAACCTCCCGCCGCTCCCTCCGCTGCTCTGCCGCCGGGGTTCGCGCTGGATACAGCGCCCGCCGCCGAAGGTATGCCGGGGCAGCGCCGCACATGGTCGGACGTCCCCGCCGACATCCGTCAGAACCTCCCCCGCAGCGCCGCGCAGTTTTACGGCGGCATCGTTGAGGCCATCACCAGCCCGGTTCAAACCGCGCAGAACTTGGCCGATCTAGCGGCGGGTGGTCTGCGGGCGGGCGCTCGGCGAGTGCTGCCGACGGGGGTGTTTGAAGCCATCGACCGGCTCGACAACCCGGCCACGACGCAGCGCATCAGCGAACTCGCCAGCGCCGTCGGCGGCGAGTACGCCCGCAACTACGGGTCTATTGAGGGCCTTCGTGACAAGGTGGCCGAAGATCCCGTCGGCTTTCTCGCGGACGTGTCCACGCTGTTCGGTGGCGGCGCCATGGCGGCTGGCCGCGCAGGCGCGACAGGTACGGCCGGCGTGCTTCGGACAGCAGAGGCTGTCACTAACCCGCTGACGCCGATCATCGCGCCGATTGCGCTGGCCGGGCGCGGCGCAGGTACGGTCGTTGAGCGTGGCTACCGCGCGACGGACCCGGAGGCCGCAGCGTACATTGAAGCGGCGGCCGGACGCGGTCCTCAGATCGTTGAGGCCCTTCGCAGCCCGCAGGCCGAGATCGTGCCTGGCTCTCGCCCGCTGCCGTCGCAGATCGTCGCGCCGACCGGCTCGGCAGAGTTCACGGCGTTCGCGCGATCCGGCGAACGAGTGCTGCCGTCCGAAGCCGCCGCTCGCGCCGCAGAGCAGGCCCGCGCCCGCCTGTCGGCCATGCGAGAAGTTAGCGGAGCGCCGGCCCAGGAAGCGCGGGCTCGCCTTGCAGCAGCGCCCGACGTTACGCCGACCGGCGTCATGCCGGCCCGTGGCGGGGCGCTGGAGGCAGCGCAAGAGGCTCGCGCCGCGCAGACCGGCCCGCTGTTCACCCGCGCCGAACGTGATGTTCTGCCTACCGACACGACTATCGAAAGTCTGCTGTCGCGGCCGTCTATGGAACAGGCTGTTCAGCGAGCTGCGAGGATTGCCGCCGAAGAAAACCGGCCCTTCTCGATGCGCCCGCCGGAGCCCCCTGCGCCTTCGGCGCCCAGCGGGCTACTGGACGCGCAAGGGCGCCCCGTGCCGGCGCCTCCAACACCCCCCGCACCGCCGGCCGCCTACAGCGTGCAGGATCTGCAATACGTCAAGCGTGGCATTGACGATCTCATTGCAGACAACGCCTCGGGTCTGGGTAAGGCGGAACGCAACGCCATCATTAACACCCGCAAAGAGTTGCTCCGATGGATTGATAGCCGGTCGGACGCTTATCGGACGGCCCGCGAGACGTTCCAAGCGGCCAGCGGCCCCATTGACCAGATGCGGGTCGCGCGGGTGCTGGAGAACCGCCTGACGCAGCCGGTGACGGGCGAGGCGACGCGCGGTGCCATGTTTGCCAGCGGCATCCAGGAGGCGCCGACGACGCTTCGCCGCGCGACAGGTGAGGCGCGCTTCTCGCAGTTGTCCGAAGTGCTGACGCCCGACCAGATGCGGATCGTGGACGGTATCCGCCGCGACATCGCGCGGGAGGAACAGGCGAACAAGCTGGCCCGCCAAGCGCGGACGGGCGTGCCCAACATTGAGGCCGTGGTGACGGAAGCCACCGGGGCGCCGCGGCTAAACTTCCTCAACCGCGTTGCCACGATTGCCAACACCATCATGTCCAAGTTGGAAGGCAAGATTAACCAGGAACTCGCCATCAAGATCGCCACGGACCTCATGGACCCGCAGGCGACGGCGAACGCTCTGGAGCGTGCGATGCGCCGCGAGATGAACCAAGCCCGCGTCGTCGGCGCTACCCGCGCGCCGTTCGAAGCTACGGCAGAGGCGCTTCGGAACCCGGCGCTGCGTATCATTCCGCAGGCGACGAACGCGATGTCGCCCTACGAAAATCCGTTCAACGCCATGGCTCGCTAAGGGTTGCCGCCTATGTCGCAGGATCTCGTAAACATCATCGTCGGCGTGGCTGGCACGGCAATGGGTTGGATGCTGAAGGTTGTGTGGGACTCGATCCGCCTGCTGCAAGACGACGTGAAAGATCTGGAGCGGGCAATGCACACGAAGTACGTCAGCAAGGACGACTATCGGGCAGACATCCAGGACATCAAGTCGATGGTGAAAGCCATCTTCGACCGCCTGGAACGCAAGGCAGACAAGTGATGGAACTGCCGAAGCTGACGCCCGTTGTCCAGCTTGCCACGGCCACCTTTGCGCTGGCCGTGGGCGGTTACACCGCCGGCGAGAAGTTCGGCTGGTTCAAAAACGAGATCATCTCTTGGGCGCCGGAACACTTCCGCATCGCGGATGCGAAGATCGGCCAGCCCGTCACCGTGACCGTGGCCCGCGTCAAGCGCCGCGACGACTGCTCCGTCGAAGGTTTTAACGTCACCGTCAGGGACGCATCCGGCCTCATTCATGAGGCGACGCCCAGCATGACGCGCTTCACCGGCCCGGCTGGCCCCGAGATCGACACCTTCACCTATATGCTTGAGATCTCCGACAAGTCTCCGGTCCACCCCGGCCGCGCCACGCTACTCGCCACGATCCGCTACAAGTGCCCGGAGGGCGAGCGCACCGTCACCTACCCGCGACATCCGAACCTCTCCTTCACGCTGGAGCGCGACTGATGGACCAGCTTCTGAACCTCGTCCGCACGGTCGCCCCCTCCATCGCCACGGCCGTCGGCGGCCCGCTCGCTGGCATGGCCACGCGGGCCATCTCCGAGGCCCTGCTGGGCAAGCCCGACGGGACCGAAGACGAGTTGATCGACGCGGCGGCGAAGGCGTCGCCGGATCAACTGCTGGCGCTGAAGAAAGCCGAACAGGACTTCGCCGTGCGGATGCGCGAGCTGGAGATCGACCTTCAGCGCATCGACGCCGCCGACCGCAGCAGCGCCCGCGAACGCGAGGTGAAGACCGGCGACTGGACGCCCAAGGCCCTGGCGGGCGCGGTCACGCTCGGCTTCTTCGGGGTGTTGGGCTACATGATTGCCTACGGCCTGCCCACGCAAGGCGGCGAGGCGCTGCTGGTCATGCTCGGCACGCTGGGCACCGCTTGGGGCGGCATCGTTTCCTACTACTTTGGGAGCAGCGCCGGCAGTAAGGAAAAGAGCGAAGCGATGAGCAGGATGGTTCGCAAGTGATTACCGCCAAGCTGATGCAGGGACTGAACTGGGCCGACCCCGCCGAGTGGGCGGCGGTGCTGGAGGCGGCCTGCGCCCGACGCGAGATCAACACGTCGAAGCGGGTGGCGATGTTCTTGGCCAACACCGGACATGAGACGGCGGGCGGCCGGAAGCTGCGGGAGAGCCTCAACTACCGCCCCGAAGCCCTGGTGAAGCAATGGCCGAAGTACTTCACGCCGGAGTACGCCGCCGAGGTGGGCCGCACCGTGTCGCGCCCCGCTGACGAGAAGGCGATTGCCGAGGCCGCCTACGGCGGGCGCATGGGGAACAAGAACCCTGGCGACGGCTGGCGCTTCATCGGCCGTGGTCTGATGCAGACCACGGGTCGGTACAATTATGAGAGCCTAGCCGAGATCATGGGTATGCCGGTGGACGACCTGCCCGAGTGGCTGGAGACGCGCGAAGGCGCGGCCGAGAGCGCCGCGATCTTCTGGCACGCCAACAACTGCAACGACCTGGCTGACGCAGGCGCCGTTGACCGCTGCCGCCAGCGGATCAACGGCGGCCTCATCGGCATCGACGACGTGCGGTCGCGCTACGCTACGGCGCTCGGACTTCTGACGTAGGGGACGCGCTATGGACCGGCGAAATGCAATGTTGGGTGTGGCGCCAGATACCGATTACGGTCAGCCCACCAATGCGTTCACGCGGTTTTTAAGCGGCGCTGGGCGTGGAGCGAGCGATGCGTATAGGGCGTTTATGGAAACGCCGGGTCGTGTTCGCCAGCAAGTGTACGATTACCAAATTAGCCAGGGCGTCAGCCCGGAAATGGCGGCCATGCGCGCCGACCGCATTGCAGGGCGAGCCGGCATGACGACGGGCGTCGTAGACTTGCTGGTGCCGCAGACGGCGTCTGATGTGGTCCTGTCCGCAGCAGGGCCTATCGGCCGCGTTGCGCCGCGAGCAGGACGCGCCGCGCTGGGCGCCGCAGGCGCTATGATGGGCATGGAACCAAGCGAAGCGGAGGCTTCTGTGGTTAAGCGGGCGCAGGATGCTTTGCGCGGGCTGTCGATCACAGACCGCTTTAGGTCCGTGTTTCCGCAACCGCAGCGCATGATGCCCGAGGGGGAACAGGTGCTAGGCGGCCGGTATCTTGAAAACCCGGTGAGAGACCCGAACACCGGAACTTTTACCGGGCAAGACATTACGGGGCAGACCCGTGCCGGGGCGCGCATTGAGATCGACGCGAATGGCCGCCCGGTGTTTTTGACTTCTCCGGACGTGGCCGAGGCGCCGAGTACGGGCGGGATTATCCGCACAAATCTTTTCCGGCGCAGCGCCGGCTGGAACTGGGTAGGCGACCCCCCGCCTAACGCTGAAAACTACCCTACGCTTGTTTCCGTAACGCACGGCAACAAGCACTACTATTCGCTAGGGACTGACTTTGAAGGGCCGGTCCAAATGACACGGTATCCACACGCAAAATCAGAACCCAGATTGCGCCCCACTACGCGCGGCGACATCGAGCTAGGCCAAGAGGTGGGGCGCATCAGCGTGCGAGGCGTAGAGCATCCAGTCTACGACCGCATATACGGCATATCTCGCTAACGCGGCGAGGTTGCCACGTTCAAGATCTCGCGCCGCTCGCGGAGGTTCCGCAGGACGGTGAACCGCTGGTGCATACGGATCAGAAGGGTGGGCCGACGCTCACCCCGCAGTTCCGCCTGGATCATGCCCTCCAGTTCGTCTTCGCGCAGGCTACCCAGTCGGGCGTTCAGTTCACGCCAGTTCATGCCGGTGTTCCTTTGAGTTCGTCCAAGGCAATGTCCGACACCGCCCGCTTGTCATACAGCGCAGCCCAGATGCGCTCGTCAATAGTCTTGTTACTTAGTAACACGTAGGCCCAGACCGGCTTGGTCTGGCCGCCGCGGTGCAGCCGCCCGACCGTCTGCTCGTACAGCTCCAGCGACCAGGGCAGCGAGACGAACACCATCTTGTTGCCGCCGTGCTGGAGGTTCAGCCCGTGCCCGGCCGACTTCGGATGGATCAGCAGTAGCTGGATCTTGCCGGCGTTCCACCGGGCGATGGCGTCGGGCTCGTCCACGGTCGCGGCGTGGGGGTAGCGGCGTCGGAGTTCGGCCAGCTCCTCGCGGTAGTTGTAGACCACGATGGTGTTGTCCCGCTGGTT